CGCCTCACGCACCGTCTGCCCCGTCAAACCATCGCCAGCAAGCCCCTCAGCGAACCACTCAAGGCCCTTGCGTGCCGCGTCTACCATGTAAGCCGGTGGTGTCAAATCAACGGCCCTAGCCTCCGCACGAGAAGCCGGAACCTCATTCGGGTGCAACGCCGTAATCCCTGCAGCCCGGTAGGCCGCGCGTGCGCCCTCGTCATTGTCAACGGCCACCATTACGTTATAGGTTTCCATCAACCTCACGGCAGTCTCAGCCTTGAACTCGTTACTCGTCAACGACTCATCCGGGCGCATAATCAACTCGCTAAAACGCACACCAGCGTCGGTCAGCTCGTTGCTCGTGCGCTCACGATCCTCTTCAAGTCTCCCCGTCACCACAAAAATGGACGTGTCGGGAAAACTGTCAAGATACGCCAACAGGTTCTCGTTCGTCTCACTGTCAATGAACAGCGTGCCGTCAATATCAGTCACAACAACCTGCGGGCCCGACTCATTACGCTCGCCCAAAAACTCCACCTCTTCAGCCAACGAAATCGCCACCGCCTGGTCAATCGCAGACTGCTTAGTCGTGTGGCAACCAAACACCTCATCGGAGTCGATAGCCATGACAGCCCAACCCGAGCAGTCAGCGTTCTCCTGCGTAATGTAATAGGGCATAAACTTCTCCGCTAACCTGCCACGTTAAACACGTTGACATTGACAGAAGGGGAAGCCGGACGCGTCGGGTTAGATCCCGTAGCCGTCGGAGTCAACGCCATACCCGCAGCAGGTGACCACCAATAAAATTGCAGAAAATCACCGGCGTTTAACGTAATGATGTCTTTGACGTTTCCAAGAATTTGGGAAGCCTGTGCACTCGTAGTCGTAAACGTAAACGCAGAGTCTGCTTGAATCGTCCCGTTCTTAGCAATCCACACCGTGATGTTGTAGTTGCTTGCCCCACCAGTAAACGCAAACTGACCAAGAAACGAATAAAGGTACGTCCCGGCATTAGTGAAAGTAACTTTTGAACCGTCAACCAAACTAACACCTTGACTGAACGAACTCCGATTCATGGTCACAAGATTTGCGGCGGCTGTACCTGCACTTGCTTGTGTCGTCGAATCTTCAAACGAACCCGCATAGAAAACTGGGGCCCCACTAATCACTGTTGCTGTGGCCGCGCCCGACGTTGTGACAGTGGCAGAAGCAGGAGGGATAACCTCAACAACCGCTGTTGAGGTGGTCACCGTCACCGTGGTCAACGTGTGACCTCCGGCGACACAATAAACGTGCCCTCGACAAGACGTGTCACAGTCGAACCGCTAACAAGCTCAAGATCATAAACGTATTGACCGCTAGGAGTCGCATCAATCGCAGCCGTCTGCGTAGCAGTCAACTCCACAACAATCGTGCCAGCCGTACCACCCAACGTAATCCCAGTGCCAGAAGTCAGGTTCACAATGGCCGAACCGCCGTCATAACCATCCCGCACTTGCATACGGGCCGAATACCCCGACAGGTTCACGGGTGTGCCGCCGGTCTGCCACGTCAACGTGTAATCAAACGACGCGCCTTGGTAGCACTCCATGTTCAAACGTCCCGGTGACTGCATCACTTTACCTCATCCGCATAGACCGCGTTCGGGTCAGTAGGGTCAATCTGACTGACCGGTTGCAACTGACTCGAAGCCAAACCAGTGTGCTTGATCGGGTCAAGGCCGACAGCCGCCAACGACTCCGCCGGATCATAACCCGACAACACCAGCACGTTAGCCATCCGCACCTTCTTCTCCTCAGCCGTCAATGACTGGTCGGTAATCGTCACGTTAGCCAAAGGCACACGCACCTGGTTGGCCGCCTCGTCCTCCACCGGCAACATATCTTCCATTCGGCGCACGTCATTTATCGTGAGATAACCTGCCTGTAGTCCCGTCGAATACGCGGCAGTTCGAGCCTGAATGTTCGCGCGCAACAACGCATCCATATTGAACTTCACATACGCGTTCTCACCACCAGGCGAACGCCTCATCAACGGCGAAATAGCAGACTCAATCTTGGCCACCATCGGCTGAATCGTCGAGGTCAAGAACGCTCGGTTGTTTTCTTCCACGCTCGCATAGGCCATCGTGCCCGGAAGCCCGAGCAGGTGTGGCGGAATGTTGAACGCACGCGCCACATCCTCGACTCCGAAACGGCGGCTGTCGATCAGGCTGGATTGTTGCGGGTCAATCTGGGTCGGCTTGAATTGTGCGCCACCCGACAGAACGCCAGTACGGTTAGAACGCGACCAACCTGAGTGCCTCGAGTCGAACCCAGACCGCAAGTTATCAGCTTGCTCCTGCGTAAGGTTGCCCGGGAACTCGATCACGCCAGCAAGGTTTGTGCCACTTCCGAAGAACGTGGCCGCGAACTTCTCGAGAGCAAGTGATAGGCCGAACGACTCACGCAAGGCCACTACCCGCGAAACGCCACGCACCTGACCAGGGCGCAAAATGTCCGGGATGTAAAGAATCTCATCGCCCGTCAAGGGTTGTTCTTCGCCCACAACATTGAACTGAAGTCGGCCAATACCGTTGCGAACAATCTGCACCGTGGTCGGGTTCAACACAACAAGGTTGACAACCTCGCCCCGCCGGTTAGAGTACACGCGAATAAACGCGTTGCCATCAAGCAAAAGGCTTGTGACCACGGACGAATAAAACGCTTGCCTAGGCAAATCAACGTCGGGCTGATCCACCCACGACGGTTTAGGCCGAAACGGGTAACGCGCCCCATCACGATTGACAAAACAATCAACCGGCAACGTGGAAACCAAATCGCTGATAAGACTAACCGCCGAGAAAACAGCGTTGACCTGAAACACCGTGTCATTGTTTACAACAGTGCCAGCAAGGTTGTTCAACTCAACCATGTCGCCAGAAGCCCACATAGTTTGATACGAGATATTGCGTTGCTCGAACAACCGGTTGAATAGCATCATTTACTCATTCCAAAAGCGAACCCGACAAGCACCAAACAAGCACCGCCAACAATGAAACCGGCAGGAAGAAAGATAAGCGACACCCCAGCCGTAATAACCACCAGCCCCGCGACCTGAGCAATCAGTGAAAAAAGTTTCATAACCCTATCCGTAGAATTGTGGTACTGGTGACTCTAGTTTACCGGATGCCCGGTCATAAGCCATGAGCAAGGCAATCGCAAGGTCAATCTTCAAACGCGGGTTGCGGTAATCCTTCGTCAACCGGGATCCGCCGCGACTGTCCATCTTCAAAATGCAGTTGTCGATATGGCGTTGAATCGCCCCATCGCCATCATGCCGAATCTTGCCCGACATGATGCCCTCATAAAGTTTCGACGTTGCTGGCACAAGACGGTTCAGCGTTTGCGGAAATTCGACAACGGGCAACCCGGCATCAACCCACTGATAAGCCTCATCCTGCCAATACGACGTATCGGCCACGAGTTCCACACAGCCGGGATTATCCCGCACGAAGTCAATGACGGTTCTGACGACGGCTTGTTTATCGACGACCCACGAGTCATCGTGAACCTGAAAGTCTTTCTCCCACGAGGCCACGCGAAAAACCCGGTACACGTCATCCTCATGTCGAGGTTTTATGATGCCGATCACACAAGTGCTGTCGTTTTTGAAGCTGCCGTCGAAACCTAGCAGGTACTCGTCGTCCGGCTCAAGGCGCACGTCCTCCTCAGCAAGGTTCTCCCAAGCACCAGGCGGAAGCCACGCCTGTTTCACATTCACCCACTGGTTCAAACGCTTAGTGCGAAACTCCGCCTCGGGAGTCGTCAGCACCGCGCTCGCAAAATCCTTCTCGGCCACCAGGTCATCGAAACCGGGATTCGCCAGCCTCCATGCTTCCGGATCATCATGCTTCAAACGTTCCGGGGCCTCCCACCACGCCATGAAAAACGACGGGTCAACCACCTCACCACTCGCCACCTTCTTGCCATACTGATAAAGCTGATACGCGACAGACTCACCGCCGGTCACATCGTTCTTCAAACCCGCCGTGGTCACGGCCACAAGTTGTGCAAGAGATCCACGGTTACCCATAGCCAAACTCATAACGTCAAACAATGACCGGTCACGGTGCGCGTGCAACTCGTCAATAACGACGCGGCTGGGATTGAGGCCCTCGGCCGAGAAACTCTCACTAGCGATAACCCGCAACACAGACTGAGTACCAGGAACATAAAGTGAGTCACGATACACTTGCACCTCACGCGACAGCTCAGACTGTTCTACCATTCGCCTGGCCTCGCCATAGATGATTCTGGCTTGCTCTTTTGTGGCCGCGCAAATTATGACCTCGGCCCCAGAAACTTGTTCAGCGATTAGCGAATACAAAGCAATGGCCGCACTAGCCAGCGCGCTTTTACCGTTTTTCCTACTAACTCCCACGAGCGCAGTGCGTGCAACATACCCGCCGAACTCGTCACGCGCATACAAGTGACGCAACAACTCCTTCTGCCAATCACGCAACCGCAACGCCTCACCAGCACGCCCCGCAATCCCATCCTTACCAATCGAACCAAACGCCTCAGCAAAAGCAATCGCCACATCACCATCACCGCGAGCAACCGCCACCGGATCCACCGGGGTAAGAAAGGCCGGAGGCCAACTACTCACCAGGTTGCCGCTTCATCGCCATGATCTCCTCGAGCTTCGACTTCGCCCGAGCAGACACAAGACCTAGCCGTGTCCGGTCAGCCGGAGTGAAACCCAAAAGAGACAACCCCGACTGCACCGCCTTCTCAGTCTCGAGAAGCGTGGTGTTCAAAGAACGGTCAGCCGGATCCGCCAACCACAACTCCCGCAACTCGGCCACACGATCCATCTGACGGCACACCTGCTCAACCAGGTGAACATCGGTTCGGCTCGAGACCCACAACTCGCCAGCCTCATAAACCGTCGCCCACAAGCTCGAGCCACTCGGCCCCAAATCAGGTGGCGCACTAGCCGCGCCAAAGTCAACAGCAACAACCTCATTCTCAAGAATCGGCCTACGCCCAGGATTCCCCTGCAACGCCTTCAACTCAACAGGCTTCGGTGGATTCGGCATCAAAACATCCCTTCAAAAAAATGCACAAACGCTGATGTGCGCCCACGCACGATAACTCAAAACGCCAAGTCATAACCAGTCAAACCGATTCTGAAAACGCGCCTACGGCGATTCTACGGCGTTTTTGACATTGGTTTGAACTGCGACGGTGCAGAAAAGAA